GTTCTCGATTAAGAGTTTAACCAGTCATAGAACTAATGGAATTAAAATCTATTAAGAATTCTGACGGCCATTCCGATTCTGAGGAATCGACGCATGGCTCGCAATTTAAATCACCAAAGATCTCAAACCGTCGCCTTGGCAATACTCCCTCGCGTTCACAACGCAAGCGGGAGCGTAACCAGCCGAAAGTGGATCTTTTGAAATTACCCTACCGTTTTAAAACTGTTGGTTTGGCCCATGTGAAAGCGCACTTGGGTGTCGATGTTTTAAACGGGACTGAACAACACTCCCATCCTGTTTGTGCCTTTGAACGCACACAGGCTGTTAATTGGATGATGGATCATGCAAAAACGGACACGATTTCCTTTATTGGTGGAAATCCCAATGCCGCTATGTATAGAGACTCTCGAATTATTATTCTTGACAATGGTGAAGCCAAGAATCAAGTTCGTGTTCAGCAGTACCGCCACTCGACTTCCGCTGTTATTATGGATCCTAGTATGTTGATCAATGATGCAGCCGAAGACATTGAGATGTCCCGCACATATGTTTTTGTGCACCAATTATTTGAAATATCTAATGATGATCTGTTGAGCATGATGATTGCTGCCAAAGATTATCACACGGAGTTTTATGCAATTTATATGCCATTAGACCGACCCAAGTTAGCGGCCGGTGAAGTTGAATGGTGTTACGTCGTAGTCGACGGTATGTTGCGTATTTCAATTGATGTTTTAGGTAATGGTTTGCCTTATATTTGTTACCCCCAATATTTACATCAAAGGGGAATAATGTATGGCACGGGAAATAACGAAGGATATGCAGTTACTATTGACACACGTTATCAGTTTGGAGATACTCGTGTTGTCCGGTTGGACTTGATTAAAGCAGTTGAACCCAAGGTAGTGCTCAAAGATGTGATACGTACGCCCCGTAAGTTTGCGGGGATAACTGTCTCTATGAGCACCTATGACACTGGGGCACAATTGAATTTTATAGCAACATTACATGGTTTGTTTAACCCTGTAAGTGATGTTTTAGTCCCCACCGAGTTAATTGCATCCTGCATTGAATACATGATTGGCAAGGAAAGGAACCATGATACATATAAGTCAGCCATACGTGATGCTAAAGTACGAGCCAAGCAGCTCAAGATTGATAGCAACACGAAGGCCGATGCTATACCATTTGCTGTCGCTTTAGCGTTTAATTACGTTGAGACGGAGATGGCCGCTTATCGCATGGTTCAAGGTAAATCGATTAGTACGACAATGTACAATTTAACTAAGATTGATTTATTCAGTTCCGCCAAATATCAAGCCTTTCTATGGACAGTGTATACATGCCTGTCTATTGGAGGTTTGGCGTATAATTATTATAATTGGAAGCGCGCTCGACCTCAGTCCAATGTGGCCTGGGTTGTTGCTTGTGTCGGTATTTCAGCGTTCCTCCGTAAGTGGGGCCAAAATAGTTTCCGACTCAATGCAATTTTGAGCCCATTTGTATTAATTTTGTTCATACGTCACATGTATTCAAGGTATGAAAAGGTGAAATCCCAGATAAAAAGTAACAGTATCGCCAACGCTGCGGTTGAGTTTGTATGGCCAGGTGGTCAGTACACAACGAATGCCGGTTTTAACGTTGAAGGGTTGTATAATACCCAGATCAACAGTTTAGCAAGCGTATGTATGGACGGTCGTGAGTTGGCTGTGATGGCCCCCGACACTGACATACAAGTTGGTGAAGTTCAATGTCGTGAAACTTTTGGATGTATGCAAGTTGGCTGGAGCACTATACATGTGCGCCCGGTTGTAGCCCGTGCGTGTACTCACAATGCCATAGTTTCCACAGTCAATCGTTGTTTAGGTGTGACCCCAAGACCGACCCGTAATTGGGTTCGTGGTGATTCTATGGATGGGTTCATCGACGCTGCATTTGATGCTGATTTGACATTTGAAGTGCCATTCCGTGTTTATTCTGTTTATGAATGGGCACGTCGTTTTCCACCTCGCGTTTGTGCTGAATTGATTCAAGCACACGCTGAGTTGATGGATCATGGCTACTGTTTAAAATTTTTATCACGAAAACGAATTCGCAAAACCTTTGTTAAGATTGAGAAGATAATTGACCCAAAATATTTGGATGATATTAGTTACGATCCTCGATTAATACAAGGTGCCACCCCACAATGGCAAGCCGCCTCTGGACCATTGGTTTATTCCATGTATATGTGGATTAAGCAACAATGGCATGTTCAGGCACGTGTCCCTTTGGTTACATTGGGACCTGGACATACTGGCGATGAGTTGGGTCGATGGTATCGTAAAGCTTTGAAATACACCTGTGGTATGGGTGATGTAAAGATCTTTATGTGCGATTTCAGTCGATGGGATATGACATTAACAAGAGATGCTCTTGGTGCGGAAGGCTTATTTTACCAGAAGGTGTTTACCGGTAGAATGAGCGAGGCCCAATTAAAGCGTCTCCGTGGTTTAATCACGATTGGTTTGGACACAATGGGTGTCTTTGTCAAAGATGGGACATTTTATCGTTCCCCTGGCAAACGCAAATCGGGTGATAGTAATACTACGTTGGGTAATTCTGTCTTAAACGCTTATGCCACCTATCTTGCATTTCGCAAATACGGTGTCGACTCCTTCCGAATGATAGTTGCTGGCGATGACAATTTAGTCATCACTTCAGCTAAAGTTAACATTCGACGTGTAGAAAATGAGTATCGAGCGTTGGGACTACAACCGAAGTTAAATTTGGTAGGGCAATGGGCCGCCGAGTTTTGTTCCGGTCGTTATTATCCAGTTAATGAAAAACCTTATTACGTCCATGGCCCCAAGATAGGACGAATCTTGGCGCGCACTGGTTATAGTCATAATTTGTTGAAGCCCGGCACCGAATATAGTTGGTTGCGTTCCGTTTGTATCGGATTGCGAAAGAATGTACAGTACATTCCTATATTACGAGTGCTAATCAAACGTATAATTGAGCTCACCGAAGGGATCATGCTGATGCCCATTCGAGATTTTGAGTTTAAATTTAACGTTCAGGGAGAATATACAATGAGTGATGATGCATATTATATGGTTGATGAAGTCTATGGTTTGTCACGTGATCAGGTTGATCACATTGAAAAACAACTCATGGAGATTACATCGCCAACTTTTGTATTTGATAATGACATCGTGAAAAGATTAGTGGAAGTTGATTGCCCTAATAAAAAAGATGAGTTTATGGCGGCCTTATCCCTTTGGGAAACCTTGAAACCGTTTATGTCGGATTATTCGAGGTATGTAGGGTCTGTTTTGTTTTCTAATATGGCAAGTATTTGGATTAGCATCATTTTTGCACCGGTACTTGAAGAATTGATAAAACGCGGCCATTGGAACTACTTTCTTATTTTGGTAGGTGGTGAAACAGTGACTAAATTGTTAATGTACGGTCCTGAGCAAGCGCTCTTTGGAATAGTGACCCATTACTTTTTTATGAAGCTGCCTTTACCATTAGGCATCTTTTTACACGGGTTTTATAACTTTATAGCTTTACTAACGGCTGGAATGTTGGATGATTTTGAAATCATCCGTGCATTGCGTTGGGCAACTTGGGACGTAGCATCCCGAATTATATTGCCCAACAATTGCTTCCAGGCTATACGTAACTGGTGGACAGGAGCTGGCGTTCCTGCGAAAGTGAGCCCCGATGATAAAATCATGCAAAATGATAAAAAGACAATTGTTACTACTACTGTTGATCGACCAAGGCAACGCACTAAAAGTCAAAGTGGCCTCAGTCGAAATGAAAGACGTCGACTCCGCGCCATCCAGCTCGCCAAGCTTAGGATGGGTACGCAAGTTAAAATCGATCGCCTCGAATCCGCACTTGGCCAAGGAGCTCAAGGTGCAGGTAGTAATTCTCGAAGGGTGGCAGGAGCTTATGACCTACTTAGAAAGCGTACAAAGAACTCGACAGCGCGTGGCATTCCTCGCGAACGACTCCGATATCTCGAATCTTTGGCCAACCCCGACCAATTCATGTCTATAATACCCGATATGACCACTTGTCCCCGAACTGTTGCGCAAATACGTACGGTTGGACAATGGTCTCCCGATGCAAATGGCAACGGCTGTGTGTACATGTCCCCGTATATTAATCAGGGATATGAAGTCGCCGGCAGTAGCACTTTGTTAGTAGATGGTGTTCAATATTCCGACAATAATTTTAACTGCCATAATTACGCTGATTGGGCAGTCTCCATGGGTTCCTATAGGACCGCATCAATGGAGATTATTTGTCGTTTTGTGGGTGGAACGTTACAAGATGGAGGTACAATTGCCGCTGCATTGATACCGCCAGAGTTTAACAGTTCTTTGTTCCCCAACACCGTAGCCACGATACAGGAATACAATCGCTCCAAATGTTCACCCGCCCGTGATGGGATGGAGGTGGTTTGGTTACCCGCATCAGCTGTAGATTTTATGGTATATCCAACCAATTTCACAGCAGGAGCAGATAATTTCCCGTTTTTAGCTTTAGCATTTGCCGGCGTAACAGTCGCTGGCACTGCACCTTATCAAGCAATGTTTGAGTTGGAATTAATCCACAACATTGAAGCATTTTCTCTCGATCAAATATTGACCGCTCCGAAAGACGGGGTGCGTAACGACCCAATCGCAATGGCAACTGCAACCAACACTATGTCGTTGGCTGTTGCACGTGGTATGCACACGTCTGCCGCAGGTAAGGGAACTGATCGATTAGAGCAAATAATGCAATTGGTGCCTAAAGCAGCCGGTTTTCTTTGGGAAAACCGCACTCCCATACTCGAAGGTGCTGCCGAGGTGGGAGCTATGTTAGGATTTTAAGCCTGACTTCAGTGAAAATGTTTAATTGCCCTACAAAACCAAATAAAAATAGAAAATGTGGCAATTAAGAGTTTTCGAAGAAGCTAGAAGCTTCTCGCCATTTAGTGGTCTCTAAGAGAGTGCAGAGGGGTTATATCTGTGCGTCTTTATCATAGTAAG